CTTGCGGTCTCCCTTATCCACCTCATTTCAAGGTGGAAGGTTAAGCGTTTGCTAGCTTACCTTTAGGACTCTTTCCAGCTGAGGTGTCATGACATATTCTGCCTTAGCGTAAGCTTCGGAGACATGAAATGACTACCTTCAGTGTTCTGCTTTTGAAGGCAGATGGGAGCCCACTCCATGCGTGATATTACTACGTCACGCGATGGGGAATACAACTACACGAGAACGGTTGATGGCAACATCACCAAGTACCCGACCACTTACAAAGAGGCCATGAGGTACAACTCGGTAGTACAACTGCAAAGCTTTGGTGACAAAACGCGAGTTAATCCACTGATCTATACCACTTCCCGAGTAAATAATTACGAAGGGAGTGAGTGGCGAAAAGTGTCCTCTATCGAGGAGCGTTCTTACACCGGTATCCTGTCGAGCTACTCCGGAAACACGAATAGTGTGCCTGGATATTTGGCTGACATGGCGTACAATCAAGCTTTATCTCGCTTTAACTCGAAGGTTCGGGATTCAGACCTAAATGCGGCTGTTTCAGTCGCCGAGGCCCCCGAGACTATCGAAATGTTGGCGTCCACGTACAAAGCTGCTAAGACAACGAAGAAATTCTTGTTGAAGGCGCTGCGTAATCCCGTGGATTCGGTTACATCGGCCTGGTTGTCCTATAAGTACGGGTGGTTACCAACCTATCTCGACTTGTATGCAGCCATGGAATTCAAACTAAAGGAATCCGATGAACTGAAAGCGAGGGGTCGTGCCACACAACGCGCCGAGGTTATTGCTACCTCCACTGCGTATGGCTATTTAACTACGACCCGGGAACGGTATACTGCAAGGCATGAAATCGGAGGAACCCTCCGTGCTTCCGCAGCATATAACCTTTCTCGTGCCACATCCCTAAATCCAATTTCAGTAGCATGGGAGTTGGTCCCACTTAGCTTTGTCGCCGACTGGTTTATCGACGTTGGTGGCTACCTAGCAGATTTTGAGACTGCTATTGGTCAAGGGCTTGAGTGGGTGGATGGTTGGTCGACTGTAAGTCAAGAGGTTTATACGACAGTTCAGCGTGAATACGTTGGCTCTAGTTCGAACCTTAAGCACTCGTCTGCCGCCTCTGCAGTGAATCGGTATGTTAACCGGTCCATTTTGCAGACCCATCCTTTCCCGCGTCTGCCTAGGTTCCAAGTGGATCTAGGATCTCAGCAGATGCTCTCGGCTGGCGCGCTATTCTGGCAGTTAATTGTCAAGAAGTTCGCCAAATCCCGTTAATCCCTCCATGTTAGGAGAAAGTGAGATGCCACTTGCTGCATCGATTGAAATCGACGACGGACAAGCGACTCCTGTCGCCCATACTTTTGTCCCACAGGGCCCCGATCAACGCCGAGTATGGTCCTTCGAGGACCAATCAGGCGGGGTTGCCATTGGCAATTCCGAACTGACTCTGCGTCTTGAGGACAGTGTGCAATCCCAGAGCGGACCCTTACAAAGGGTTCACGTTGGGTGTCGCATTCCTGTTCTCGAGGTGGCAACCGGTTCAAGCGTAGGCGGATATGAACCCCCTCCGAAGCTCGCGTATTTCTGCGACTTCAAGGGGACCTTCATTGTCCCAATGCGCGCAACCGCAGACGTGAAAGCCGACATCCGCGCTTATGTGGCCAACCTCATGGATACCGCCGTCGTTAATTCGATGGTGGTCAATGGGGAGGCCATCTGGGGTTAACCCAGGCGGATAGGCGATCATGCAAGTGGTTTGCAACCCGATTGTCGATCGAGTGTTCAAAGGGTTGTGTAAAGCCCTGGACACACCTGTAACCTTAGGAGCGTGGCTTCGCTATAAGTATGGCGAGCACAAGCAGTTGACGGAGTTAACCGTCGATCCTAAGGACTATTGCGATGTTGATGGCTTTCGTAAAGACTATTTGGTGTCTGAATACCTCTCGAAGTTTCAGGGGTTAAAGATGCCGAAGGTCGATACACGGGCTGTCGCACTCGGAAAGTTCAAAGAGTCCGAGGAGATCTGCCGAGCATCTAACATTCGACTACGCAAGTACAAGCTTCGGGGTTTGTCCCCTGACGTTCAGTCCGTAATTCAACGGGCTCAGCGAAAAATTGCTTCTTTGCTAGGCGAGTGTCCTCCTGATGATTGGTATGAGCGTTGCAAATGGGGACCTGGCGCGACCCATAGTATTACACGGGATCGCAGCCAGTTGGATAATAAGCTCCTTGAGGAGCCAATGTCCATTACACCTTTTGCCGTGCGTCACCTGCGCCGAGTTCTTTCACAGGACTTGGTGTGGGCCTCAGCACTCCTAAAGCAGGATGTTGAGGGGCCCTTTTGTGCACTTGATTGTTGTTTTAATCAGGTGCAGGGTTCGACTTATTTCACGGTCCTTAAGAACCTTGAGACAGACCGATCAGCGTTAAAGGAAGCTACAGCAAATGGCTTTCTGCAGCGCGGGTTGGGCATCACTATACGTGAAGCACTGTTAAAGGTCGGGATCGATCTGAGAGACCAAACGGCCAATCAGAGAGCAGCACAACTGGCTTATGCCAGGGGTGATGTGACTGTCGATTTGAAATCGGCGTCCGATCTCGTTTGTAGGGAGGGGGTGCGAATCCTCTCCCCCGCCAAGTGGTACCAGCTCATGGACGACTTACGGTCGCACGCTTACCTTGAAAAGGGTGAGTGGTTGCCTCTCGAAAAGTTCTCCTCTATGGGTAATGGTTTCACTTTCGAGTTAGAGACCCTTATTTTCTGGGCACTCTCTCAGTCAGTCATCGAAACCCTTCATTTGGGTGATGGCAGACGGCGGTCTCGAGCTTTGGTTTATGGCGACGACATCATACTCCCCAGTGCGGCTCTTCCCTTACTCAGGGAAACGTTCGCGGCCTTCGGCTTCATCATAAACGAAGGGAAGACACACTATGAAAGTGCCTTTAGGGAGTCCTGCGGGAAACATTATTTCGCAGGTTGTGACGTTACGCCAGTATATCAAAAGGAGCCCTTACCAGACCTGGATCCTCGTGATCCTCTATATCTGGCTGAGCGCTATCGATTCGCGAATAGACTTCTCCGATTATCCCTTAATTGGGGTGGTGGTGAGGTTCTTGACGCTAGGCTTCGACCTGCTATTATAGCTTCCCTTGACGGGTTAAGCTTAGAGCATGTCGTGCCGATCGATGCAGAATCCGACGACGGAGTTGCGCTTCCATTGCGCATGATGCCTGCAGAGGGAGTCAAACCCTTACAGGCGTTCCGTCCCAACAAGCGCTTCCCCAACTACCAAGACGGGGGCGTTGCTTGCAGGGTTTTGTCCTTTAAGTCCGTCAAACGGGTTGCACGTGGCCAAGCTATGGTCGCGTACTACCTCCGCAAGAAGATGTTTGAGGCGATTCCCATGAATAATGGGGCCTTCGACAACTTTGAGTGGTTTCGGCAGCACGAGTACATCTCGCATCTCATGGATGACTCGCCCTTCAATGGGAAAGTTGTTCTGAGTGCGCTGGGGAAGGCATCCACTAGGTGGAGGCAATACCCGGGTAGGAGGTGGAATGGCCCCTGGTCGGACGAGCGGGACTAAGTTTGTTCCCGCCAAGCTCTGACTAGGGTATTCAACTAAACGGAGGGCTCATTAGCCTGTAA